TGATCCCATATCGAAATGTTGCTATTCCAGTCAACCGGAACAAATTCGTAAACCGTTCCGAGCTCATTATTCGCTGTAACGCTTAATGCGTTTGCTTGAATTGATTCCGCTCGAATAAGTCCGCCGTCTAAAGTTCCCGTTGTGATATAGTCTGCGACAAAGTTTCCATCTATTGTCCAGGCTGTATCGAAAGGCCCTGAGTAACCGTTGTGCGAAAATCCAATTCCTCCAAGATTCATTCTAATAACATTTACTGCGGTTTCGATCGAGTCTGTGTCCATTATAAGAATCTCTTCAGGCTCTCCGTCGGCGTTTGTGTTAAAAACAACGTGTCCGCCAAGTCCTCCTTGGATAAGCTTTGTGGCATGATCGATTGCTTTCTGAAGTCTTGAGTTTACTTGCTGTTCTGTCGGAACTTTTGCAGCTTCTGCGACGGCTTGTGCAAGTGAATAAGTCGTGTCTCCAAGCTCTATTGAAGTATATCGCTCCTGCAGGACATCGAAATTAGTCTCAATTACTCTTGATTTCACATCGATATTTTCGTAAACGATATGAACTGTATCGCAGAGCTTTACTCTCTCAAGCGGAGCAATATTCTTATATTCTTCAGTGTCGTAAAGTGAAATAAATGAAACTTTAAGATTATTCTTTAGTCTCCATCCCTTGTTTGAGTTAATATATTGTTCAGCCCTTGTGCGGAGCTGATTATCTGTGGGTTCTTCTTCAAAATCTCCTGAAAAATCAATTGTTCTAATAATCTTGTAAGGATAAGTTAAGCCTTCTGGAGCGTAAATAACTTTTTCTGGAAGTGTTTTAAGCGCTCCCTCTGAGCTTCTCCAATATGGACAGATTCCCGTATAAGTTGTTGTTGAATCGAGAACGTCTTGTAAATCTGTGAGGTTTTTTCCATATCTAATAGAAACTCCGTTATCGTTTCCTCTGTCCGCAAGAAGTGAAACTTGATAATTATCAAATTTATAATCTCCCTGTCCATATATATCAAGTATAGATCCCCGCTCTCCGCCAAGAAGAGATCTGATCTCTCTTGGTTCTTCAAGCTTAAAATTAACGCTGCTCGATATGTCTGTTGAAAAAGTAAATAGACAAGTTATTGCTGCGTTTGGCTGTATCTTGCTCATAGTGTCAGCAAGGCCAGATCCATCGAAGGGCATGCAAGGAATTGAATTAAGGAGATAGCTTAAATGCTCTGCATTAAAAGTAACAATTCCATTTAACGGCTTAGATCTTTTATAAATTATAAATCTCTGATCATTTCCACCTTCTTCGGTCTTGGCAACTATTATTTTGTTTACTTCAATTTCGTTATAATGGATCCCGGAAACCGGATAAGTTAATACTAACTCAAAGACCCCATTTCGCTGCTCTTTTACTTCGCATGAGATCGCATCTGAAAGTCTTCCGAGTCCATTTGATGTGAAATTGACTTCGTTGCTCTGATAAAGAATCGGGATCATATCTTAAACCATCTCGGAGTTACTTCAACGCTTGTTATATCTCCGCTGAAAGTAAGTCCGCTTTCTCCTGTTGGAATAGAAATCTGCGCAGCATTAAAGCTTACTTTTGAATTCATATTGGTTGCACCTTTAAAAGCGTCCATAAGATCGCAGTCTATGTCGATATATTCGTCCATCTCGGTGATCATGATTAAATAGCTTCCTATTCCGACTGTTCCTGCTCCTGTTCCAAATGCTCTTATCTTTGGCTTTGCTTCAAAATTTGTAGGATTTAAAAAGGATCCGTTTGCATTAAATTTAAGTGCGTTTTCTCCGCTTTTTAAAAATCTTTGCGGCTTACAATTAAATGTAATATCAAATTGTCCTTCTCTGTTCATATATCCGGAAGACTTAACTTCGACTCCTCCGGTATATTGAGCAAGCCTATATTCATCCGGATGATATGTATCTTCTAATCGCTGATAACCTATCTTTGAAGCAAGATAATTAAAGAAATCGCTTGTTCGCTGCGGCATATCTTTGATAGCTGCAGCGGGATAAGTTACCGGCATGTTTTTGAAATTTCCGTTGTCGATTATAAGATCTCCATTTCTTCCGGGAACCGAAACTGAAGAATAATCTCTCTCCGGAGCGTTAAACGTTGCTTCTCCGGATATAGCTATTCCGAAATCGTGGGAGGATTTACCTGCAAATGTTAGATATTGTCTCATCCGAATGCAACTCCTCTCCTTACCACATTATTTGTTATTTTATCTTCGATAATATAAGCAAGCTCGTTTATATCTTGTCCCTGAGCTCCATAAACGTTTATTGAAACGCTGTTGCTTGTTGTGTTCGTTGTCGTTCCTGCCATGCTCTGAGGATTTGTAAGTGAAGGAACCATTGCGCTTGTAAGTCTATCCATTGCGCTTTCAATCTGCGGAATTCCTTGGATCATTCCCTGTGCGAGCTCTTTTGTCATGTCTGGCATATAGCTCGAAAAATCTTTAAGGGGACCGACGTCCGGCTCCGAGAAGTGAATATAACTTCTTATAGTATCTGCAACATCTGAAACCGCATGCGCAACAGACGAAATTTTATCTCTGATTCCGTCAACAAGTCCGCTTATAATGTCGCGGCCCCAGTTGAAAGCGCTTTTGGCAAGTCCGCCGAGTTTATCTTTCATTGCATTTACTATATCTCCGAGCTTTCCATGTGTAAGCGCATTAACAACATCGAATCCGGTCTTCCAATATTCTTTTATAGCGGTCCATGAAGCTGCAACAGCTCCTTTGATTCCACCGCCGTTTTGTTCAAATGCAGATTTGATATTATTAAGCTTGGTGCTTACAATTCCTCTTGCTCCTTCGATAGCATTACCCATCGCATTCTTAACTGCATTAAATTTCTCTGTCACTCCGCTTTTAATAGCATTTGCCGCGTTGCTTATGCCTTCTTTGATTGCATTAAATTTCTCTGATATTGCATTTTTTATGTTTTCAAAAATATTCTTCACAGCTTCGCCAAATTGAGCAGCCTTTTCTTTGATCGTGTCCCAGTTTTTATATAACAAAACTCCAATCGCTATAACTGCGGCAATTGCTGCAACAACTATTCCAATCGGAGAAGCTATTGCTGCGATAACTGATCCAAGCGCAGGAAGCGCAGCCATAATTCCGCTTATAATCGGCATAATAGCGCCGATTGCGCTTGTAATTGTTCCAACAACCGAGATCACCGTCCCGATCGTTGAAACAAGTCCGCCGATTATGGAAATTGCAGGTCCTATTGCAGCAACGATAAGTCCTATCTTTACGATAAGATCCTGAGTTCCTTTATCAAGGCTCATAAACCAATCAACTGCAGCTTGGATCTTTTCGATAAGCGGAGTTAAATATGTCGCAACAAGCTGTCCGAGTGTTGTCATTAAAACATCAAGACTTGATTTCATCTTCTCGATTGATCCTCCGAAGCCTGACATCATGGCGCTTGACATTTCATCAGTCGTACCGCTTGCATTTCTTATCGAATTTGCAAGAGAGTCAACTTCGCTTGGAGCTGCGTTTATAAGCGCAAGCCATGCAGCACCTTGGTTTTTTCCAAAAATGGCGGAAGCGGCCGCAAGCTGTTGCTGCTCATTAAGATCTTTAAATGACGCGTTAAGATTATGCTGAATTTCTGTGATATCTCTTAGCTGTCCGTCTGGTCCCCAGATATCGCCCGTCGCAATTCCATAAGATTCCATTGATTTCTGAACTTTTCCGCCTTCATCAGCAAGGCGCATGAGTCCAGTTTTTAACGCGTTTGAGGCTTTGTCGGCGTCAATATTAGCGTTAGCCATTACTCCAAGAGCGATCGCTGCATCCTCGACGTTTCTTCCGGCTGTATGAAATACTGGAGCAGCAACGCCCATTGAATTAGATAATGAATCAATATCTAGAGCAGAATTATTACATGCCGCTGCGAAAACATCGGCGTAATATGCTGTTTGATCAAATGAGTCTCCGAATCCGTTTATCGTTCCTACAAGTCCGGCGGAAACTGTATCAAGGCTTCCCGCTTCGCCTGCAGCAAGATTCATCGCCGGAGCCAGTGCGTCCGCTGCTTGTTGTGCGTCGAGTCCTGCCCTTGCAAAATTAAGTGTCGCTTGAGCTGCATCATTCATTCCGAACGTAGAATTAGCTGCAGCGTCTTTCATAGCGCTGTCAAGAAGTTGTGCCTCTTCTTCCGTATTTTTCATCGTTGCATTTGTGAGTGTCATTGTTTTGTCGACTTCTGCAAATTTAGCCGTTGCGACTCCTGCCATTCCAACGATCGGAAGTGTGAGTTTTGTTGTAAGATCATTTCCAATGCCTGAGATATTATCTCCGACAGACTTAATCTTATTTCCGACTTCTTGCATATGCTGTCCTGCAGCCTGCATCTGCTGTCCAAGAACTGAGGAAGCTGCTTTTGCTTGTTTCTCAAGTTCTTGAAGCGCAGCCGTATCGAGATCAATCTGCGTTTTTAAATTTCTGGCAGCTTCTGAATTTTCATCGAATCCATCTGTTTTCCTAAGCTGTTCAAAAGCTTCTCTTTCAGTGTCCAGCTTTTGTTTTGTCTCTTCTACTGCTTTATTTAGCTCGATCTGCTTATCTTTGATAAGTTCAGTATTTCCGGGGTCTAACTTAAGCGCTTTGTTTATGTCGCGAAGATTCGTCTGCGTCTTTGAAAGCGCTCTGTCAACAGAGGCTAATGCAGAAGTGAGCTTTGTTGTATCGGCTCCGATCTCTATTGTGATTCCTTTTATTCTTCCTGCAGCCATCCTGTCTCCTTAGAAATTATCGAAATCAGCTTGCGTTGCAAGTTGCTTATATTCAATATCATCATTTCCGAATTCTGTTATAATATCCAGAATCGTTCCAATATCAAGAAGGTCCAGATCAGACAGTGAAAGTCCGATCTGGACGCATCTTAGAAGGTAGAGAGCCGTTGTCATTTCTCTTTCGGATCTTCTCTGTTTTTTTTTGGCTCTTCGCTTGTCTCTGCTCCTGCTGCATAAACCATGTAAATTTCATCTGCATGATTTGCGAAATCAAGGGCCTCGAAATCTTCAAGCCATTTAAGGAATGCGTCGAAACTTAAATTCGAAAGTGATTTCTTTGCATCCTCTGCGTTTAATGCCTGTGCATTCATGATATAAGCTATCTCAGGGCTCATCTCTGCAATGTCTGTTTTTTCTTCTGTAAAAAAAACTTTGATGATGTCCTTGTGAAAAACCTGCTTATATCTATAAGGCGTGGCTCCGTTGGCAAGTAGTTTAACGGATTTGTTTCCGATCTGAATTTCTTTAAACATCAATCATCCTCCATCAAATTAAACTGTAAACTTCGCATAAACCGTTGTGTCTGCAGTAATAGCGTCGTCAAAATCAAACAGCGTTGTAAATGTATCTTCTGCATACCATCCGCCGAATGTATATCCGGATTTCGTAGGATTTGCAGGCTGTGTTGCTTTGTTTCCGGATCTTACTGACTGATCAGGAATCGCTGTTCCGCCGTCGGTATCGAATGAAACTGTGTAATAAGTTGCAAGAGTTGTAGGCTGATAAACGCTATCAAACCATGTTGAATATGCAGCCTCTTCCTGCGAAATTCTTGCTTTGATGAGATCCTTATCAAGTGAGCTGTTGTGGATCGCAACTGCCGTTATAGTTACGGTCTCAGTCTGAGGCTCAATTGTCTCTTCTGTTGTCTGTCCATTAACCGCAGGACGTGACGCTGTGCAATTATAAAGGACGTGTCTCATTGCATTCTGATCGCCTTCAAACTGGAACATCAAAGCAAATACAATTGTTGGAGCTCCGGCGTCCTCAACAAGAACTCCATTTGAATCCTCAAAATCTCCGAGAACTGTTCTTCTGAAATCTTCAGGAATAAGTGCAGTCTCAAGATCTCCTTCATATCCGTTATTTGCGCGGCCAACCCAATAATCGACGTTATCAGCTCTAAACTTGGTAACATCGCCCTGAGCGTCCATTGACAAGCTAACAGCTCCGGGCCAAGGCTTAACATCGCCATAAGTGGCAGTGTTAGTAAGCTCGTCAATTGTCGCAACAGCGTAGTGAACATTTTTAAGACCGTATTTCACTTTATTCTTCGCCATTGATCAAAACCTCCATTTCGTATGAAGTCATGTATATTTTTTCTGTATCTATATATGTTTGTTCTTTGTAGTAGGAAAAGCCGTTCGCGGTAAGTGCGTCTTCAATGGCTGTTTCCGCTTCAAAGTCTTTTATCGCGGAATAGAATTCAATGTTTAATTGCTCTATCTTCGCGTAATTAGTATCATCCGCGTGAACGGAATCATCTGTCGAATAAAAGAAGCATATAAAAGGCGGTGCTTGCGCTGTATCTTCCGCGAATTGATAATATGCAAATGGGTATCCGAGCGATTCGATCAGAATTGCAATATCTGATCGCTTTCTTGAGTTGTTCATAGCTTAGATATAATCTCCCTTTCGTATGTTGAAGTGATTTCTTTTTCAACTGGCTCGATATGGCTTCGGCCTTTAACTTCTCCAACTGTCCTTCCTCCTCTGACAATTGCATGACCAAATTCCAGAAGATGAGGAAGTCCGGGAAGCTTTCCGTTGTATATCGTGACTGTTGTGTAAAGTCTTGTATTTTCAGCTTTTGAAGTCCATCCGGAAGCATAGTCTTTACCTTTAAACTTAGCTCTCGATTCAGTCTTTAACGCCTGAACGCCCATTCTTCCGACTTTTTTTGTTATCTCGTCAAGATTTTCTGTGATCTCGCCTTTGTATTCATTGAGATATTTTTCAACTTCGCTTGCTAAATTATCAATCGTGACTTTCTTTGCCATTGGATCCGCCCTGTCTTTCAACATATAATTCGATGTAGTCGGTTCCGGGGACTATGTAGGTCCTATAAATTGAATAAGTCTTTCCTTGATATTCAAGAAGCGACTCTCCATTGTAGTCCCCCTGAAACATCGTGATCATAAAAGCGGGATTTAAGCCATTTCGCCCGGCGTCGAAAAACTCTTGTCTTGTTATCGAGTGGATCTGACAAAAGCATTCAATGTAATCGGGTTCTCCCGGAACGTCTACGCCGTAAGTATTTTTTTGAAAAGTCTCTCGAATTAACTTAATTACGTCATCCATTTGCTTTTTCTTTCATGATTCGGTTGTTGAGCGCCCATCTAAGCATTCTGGGCATCCCGTCCTGCGTGTCTCTTCTTCTCCAGATATGCGCCGCATACATGACAATTAATTGTGCATCTTCGGGATCGCTTGCGCTTAATGTCGAAGCTCCTTCGGTTACGATTAGATCGTGCGCCGAGTTTAAGATCTGCGTCAATCTGGTATCGTATGCGGTTGTATTATGAATGCCTAAATCAACCTTAAGCATCGCCAAAAGGCTTGTGATCTCTCCGTCAGTCATTATTACTCCTTTTTAGTGCTCTTTTTCGTTGTCTTTTTTGCAGCGGGCTTTTTCTCCGTTTTTGCTTCTTTTTTCTCGACTTTTTCAGTCTTTTCTTTGATATAGCCTTTAAGGGAAAGTTCTGCAAGCCTTTCCTCCGTTACATTTAAGCCATCCGGGGGATATATATCCCCCGGTTCAAATTCTTTAAGACTTACTTTGTCGATAAATTTCTTAATTACTATCATGTAGTAACAGTAACGGTGCAGCTTGCGCTTGCAGATCCGCTAACTGCTGTGATAACTGCCGAGCCAGTTGCAACGGCTGTTACTACGCCGTTATCATCAACTGTTGCATAAGTGTCATCGCTTGAGCTCCATGTGATCTCTGCGCCTTCAGGAATTGTTGTAGCGTAAAGAGCGAGAGTCGCGCCTTCTTCAAGTGTTGCTGCGCTCTGGCTGATGACGATTCCCTTAACGATATTTGCAACATCGGGAGCGAATGCAACGGCTGTCGCGTCGGGTGTTGTTGACTCAAGTCCGATAACGATGAATCCTTCAGCGATAACGGGCTGACCATCATAGCGAGCTGTTCCCTTAAATACTGTTGCATCGTTAATGAAGAATGCATGCTCTGACTGAGCGAACTTCGCGCCGTCTCTCTCTGCAAGGAGATAGAGATCGAAGAATCCTCCGATGATAGTGTTATCAGGAATAAAGTTAAGCACTTCGATGATTCCGCCTGTTACGGGCATTCTGTCTGAAACGCCTGAAACGATTCTTCCCTGTGCATCTGTTGCAACTGTCTGAGCCATGATCTTGGTGTAAGTGGTTCTGTTCATTACCCAAACGATCTCGCCTCTGGAATAATCGGATTTCATCGCGCCGCTTGCAAGTGTTATCTGCTGAATAAGAGCTGCGCCTGTAACTCCTGCGGAAATAGTAATAATATTGGAAGTGTGAAGATCTTCCCATGGACGAGCGGTTGCGGGATAATTTGCAGGCTCTGAAGTCTGCGCAAGTCTTGAAACAACGCCAAGAGGCATCTTCTGAGCTGCGTTAGTATTACGTCCGTAGAGGATAGCTTTATCAAGTCCAAGGCCAATAGCCTGTCCGATAGCATCAAGGATTGCGTCTGCAAGATTTACGTCGCTGTCCTCAAGAACTGCGTTGCATACCTTAACGAATCCGCCAACCTTAAAGCAATCAACTTCTGCGTCATTAAAGTTAATCTCAAGCTCGTTAAGATTAGCGCAGCACTCTGTCCAGATAGCTTCTCCGATCTTGCCCTGAACAACTTCTCTTCCGTTACCGGAAATTGAAACAACGTTGATGTGCTTGTAAAGTTTTGAATATTCAAAAACGTTCTCTTTTAAGAGGCCAATGAATACTTCGGGAATAAGGAGTCCCGCATTCTTGACTTCCCTCTTTTCCTTGATGACTGCTCTTAATTCAGCAACATAAGCTTTTACATCTTCTCTCTCGAACATTGCATTTCTATCCTGCAAGCTCATATTGCGGAAGAATTTCATTCTGTTTGCCATTTCGATTTTTTCTCCTCTCTCTTCAGGATCTTCTTTTGCTGCAGGAGCAGGCTCTGTGTCCTGTTCTGCTTCAGCTTCTTCGAGCTCTTTCTCCATTCCGGCGATCTCTTTTTCAAGATCCGCTTTCTCGGAATCGAGTGCTTTCTTCTCTTCGTCAAAAGCATTCGCTTCATCTTCGACGGTTCTCTGAGCTTCAGCGATCTCTTCCTCTGTTCCGCTCATCTCTGCAGCCTCATTGATCGCTGTCTCGATCTCTGCAGCTCTCTTGTTTAGCTCCTCTTCTTTAACCTTAAGAGATTCGAGCTTTTTATTAGCTGCATCGATCTTTTTTCTTAAAATCAATACTTTAAGCATTTGACTGCTCTCCTTTCATGATGTTGAGCATTTTTTCTTTCCAAGCCTGAGATCTGCGCTTCATGATCTCGTCGCGCTCTCTCATTCTTGCTTTTATGTTTGTATCTTCATAAGCCGGGAACGTGCAAGCTGAGACTTCGAAAAGCTCCACTTCTTTGATCGTGAAATGTACGTCACCATTTTCGCGGATATCGGTCTCCTCGCTGATGATATCGAAGCCAAAGCTACACTGATCAACGTCCCCGCGCTGAACTCTGTTATATAAGTTCATAGCATCGGTATCGTTCGGATTGATGTCGATGTGTCCCCATAGTCCATGATT